TTATTTATTTAAAAATTAAAAGAACCCCATGTGGGTTAAATTCTACTGAGCACTAAAACCCATTTCTCCCAACCCGCATAAGCCGCAAGTATATGCCGTAAAGTCGTAGTCGCAGGAAATACTAACCAAGGTTGGTCCACCACGTAGCGAAAATACTTGTTCAGATCTCGGTCTGAAAAAATTGGTTTGTTAAGCCAAAATCTGTGATTACGAAGATAGTGTTCAGCAAACTGACAGATCATCGGATCTGTTTTGAATAATGACATCGCCAAAAACAAACAGCGTGCAGCACTTTCTTCGCGACTTGAGACCCAACGACTTGGGAATATGCAACGTGCAAAAGTATCGTCTCGATCCCTAAGGAATGCATTCTTGGTATCAAACCGAGTAGATAAAGTTACAGTCTTGTAATGATCCGGGTAATAGTTAAGTTGTGTTTTAGGGGGGTTGTGAATCAGCAGCCCACACTTCATAAGCACGCGACGAAATTTAGGAATTGTAGCGTTGGGTATAATAACACGAGAAATCGAGTCATCACCGCAAACCAAAAAATCCGTTCTTTGTAGTTGACGTTTCTCAACGATACGTGCAAGAAAGCAATTTTTCAACGAGGAACACATGCTCCACACAAGCAGTGTAAAGAGGGAGCCAGAAGGTATACCGCCTTGTTTACGATATAAGTGATCGCCGAGAACTATCGGTGTATTCTTAAAATACCACCTTACATATCGCCACTCACGATAATTCTCCTCCTGTTGTTCTGGAGTAATCCATTTATGATTAAATTGTCTAAAATCAATGTACTCTTCCAAAACATCAAAAGCCATGTCGATTAACCACGGGGGCATCTGTTGATCACCCTTCACCCAATCATCGGAACGAATAGCCTCACCTTCAGAGATACCAGCAAAGAAACCTTTAACAACGTTTAAAGCTCCAACACCATGCATCAAAGGTAAGTTATACATGCCACGATTTTTAAGAAATAAATGGTAAAGAGGTGTGCCATATTTACTCTCCAACAAAGTAATTACTGCAGGCAAACACCAGATAGCCCTAGTTTTAATTCGATTCTTGGGACTAGTAACACTTTTTACAAATGGTACAACCGGGGGTACGCGTATATCTTCAAATTTCACCCCTCTTTCTCGTCTAATAAATGCTGATAACCGTGATGCATCCTCG